GCAGGCGTAATTGCAACAGCAGCCGCGCTTGTGATACGCCCCTTGTTATCTACCGTGAACTGACCAACTTCGCCTGCTGACCCGTAAGTAAGCGCAACAACTCCAGTCGTCGTCAGTGCAGGGCCGGGATAGTTGCCAGTCAAATCACCGCTTGCGGCACCAGTTGGCGTGCGAGAATCACTTAAACGAGCATCGTTACCCTCACAGGCGGTATTAGCGGTAGTTCCATAAGCTGGCCGCACCAAGACTGCTGTTGCTCTTTTGGTAACACCATTCTGGACAATCGGAACAAGATCCTCATTGTTTACAGCAACGGCTGCTGGAAGGTTAGAAATTTTGATGCTCATGGATTATCCAATGTTAATGCGCTGGTTGGCTTCAGTATTAAGAAAGTCGTTTGCTTGCGTCAAGATGCGAGCACTTGCAGGAACATCTACTTTCTTGAACGCAAATGTCTTGGAGTTTCCCCTTACTTGAACTCGGGCAAAGTTTTTGTTTACGTCAAGCGCAGGATTAATGTTCCGCTTTCTGATGAATTGAGTAATCATGTTAATAAGTGTAGACCATGTCTAACTTTTGAACTTGGCCCTGCTGACGGACAAGAACATCAATCTGCTGCTGAATTGCCGATTCCGCCAACTGCTCAAACACCATAGCTTCTTCAGCGCGACCTTCAGACTTAAGAAAATCAGCAGCCACCGAGTTTGCCAAGTAATCCCTAAATCTAGCTGGCATTTCAACTTGCTGCCAAATGTCTGTAGTCTGATTGGCTGGCGTAACTCCAGCAATTACAGTTGTTGTAGCAAAAAAGAAATTGCCATTACTTGCCTTAGTTTTGTCGTTAATACTGTAACTGCCACTATTCTGGCCAACGTCAAAATAAATTTGTGACCCTGTAGAGTATACTGATGTGTTGTCGTACTTAACGCCAAACATGCGTGGTGGAGTTAAGCGGTATTGCACAAACTGACGGCCTGATTCAAATGTGCGAAGATAACTTACTTCATCTTCAGATGTTTGAGGGTTTTGATCTGCAAAATCTTCAACAATAAAATCCAGCGGAATAGACCGTGTGGATTGGCGTGGATCGTTGTTGTAGATGTTCAGTCCATGTAAAGACCCCTGTGGAACTTGAATCAACAACTGCTTGTTGTTCAAAAACAATACCTTTGAAGTTAAAGGAGAGTTTGGGCCTGCGTAATCAAAGTAGTTTGTGTTTGTGAACTCAACTTCAATCACAATGTTTGTGATGTACTCGCCAATCTCATCCGTAGCAGTTGAGTAAGTAAAGTTGTACTGCTTGTCTCCGACAGAAGTAAGTGGGCCATCACCCACAGAGCCGTAAAACGGGTTTAAAAACTTGATGTACGACTCGCCAACTGTACCTAACTTGTACCTGTCATTTTCAAAATCTTGCAGGTAGATCCGCTTAAAGTTTGTATCAAAGTTGATGCGAGTCGTGTTTGTGTTTAGTTCGTTTTCAGTAAACAGATCTTCATCTTCTTCAGTTGAAAGCGGAACATTGCTTTCTGTAGCAATGATATTTAATCCTGACTCAATTGACTGCACAGGCATGCCCGGCCAAGTGTACATGTACCGCTGCACATCAGGCCATTCCTCGCGATCCCAAATCACAGACAACCTGCGTCCTGTAAAGTCGCGTATTGCGCCGAAAGACTTGTCGTTTAGCGTAGCACGATCCAGACCAACAAGCTGGCAGACAGAAGCAAGAATGTCGCTAAACGGAACAGTCTTCATTAATAGACAGTGCGGGATCTAAAGTTGGTAGACGGAACCCAGCCTACACTAATTTCCTTTGTTCCGCCAGAGTTTACTTTGCACTGAGGATTATCACGCCAAAATTCAGCAAGAAACTTTTTGTCTTCCCAGCATTGGTAGCCAAGTTTGTGCCCCCAGAAGTGATAAGCGTCACCGGGAATGCTGCCCATCTTTTGTCCTAGTCCTTCAACTGACTTGTGGCGTTGCTGAGTAAACTTCGCAGCCTGTTTGGCCTGCACTTCAGCACGCACTCGTCTCATTTGCCATCCACGCCGAAACTCGGCTTCCATTGCAGGGATTAAGCTAGGGTCAATGTTGAGCATAAAAGTGGCTGGTATCTCTCCCAGATGTCACACCACTCTTCGACCGGGTATTCCCAGTCCATGCACTCTGAGCTATCCAGAATGGCAGGTGTCGCAAAATTGTCCTCGTCTCTCCGAGGTGTCACGCCACTGAGAGGTGCGTTCCCCACAACGTTCATGGCCGTTGCCGACAGCTGTCTCTCCAGCTAGCCGCACCACTAGGTAGGTGTCACCAATCAAGCCTACGAGCTGAAGTCAAACTTGCCAAGACCCAATGGGTTCCCGACAACCAGACCGCAAACCGCTTCAACGAGGCGAGCAGCACCAGCGCCGAAGTCAGGCAGTGCCTGTACAGCAGCGACGTTTCCACCGTAACGGACTTCGATCAAGTCCATGTTTAGCACAAGACCTTTGTACGGAGTCACAGTCCAAACTCCAGAGGAGATCGTCCCGAGAAACACCGTGGGGTGTAATTTTACAGTGCCAAAGTCACCTTGAAAGACATCGACCGACTGGATGTAAGCCTCGGCAGAAGCATCACGCTGAAAGGTTTGCACCTTGGTTGCACCTGCACCCAATACGCCAGCAGTGCTGGTCGTGGTGAGAGCGGTAGTGCCAAGGAGGCCCGTGAACGCACGCTTCAGATCCGTGCCAACAATCGCATCATAAGAGCGATACTGACCAGTCTGATTGTAGATGCTCTTGAGCAGCCCCTGCACAGCCGTGTCCGTCATCGAACTGGATGCGCCAGTCAGGATCGAGTCCGTAGGAGTGCGGAAGATGGAAGGGATGTCGCCGGGGGTTGGCGTTCCAGTTCCAGCAGTGCTGATCCATGTCTGAATCCCTGCCGTGAGGTAAGGAACAGTCCCGTTGTCCTGCTGTGCAGTCTGGTTCGAGCAGAGAGTCGTCTCAATCGAACGTTTGCACTGAAGGATGGACTTGCTGACGTTGTATGCCAGCTCATCACGGACACCTGCCACTTGGGCAATGTCAGTGGAGAGTTTGGACACACGGACAGGATCCATACGGAAAACCTGCGCGTAGTTCGCAAGTTCCGCACGATAGCCCACATCCCAGTTGACATACTGATTGGACGTCACATCGGTGCCGTCAACCGTGCCACCAACTTTAGGTGCAGGATTGCTGTCTGCCTGCCAGCGGAAATACATGTTTCCGGGTTTGCTGCCCTTGCGGGCCATAGACGTAAAAGGCGTGTCTTTTGCGTCAACCATGCTGATCATGTCAGCCAAGTCTTCGCGTTTACCACGGCCACTAAGATTAGGTTCAGTAAGAATTGCCATAAACTAAATAAGGTTTGAGTTGTTAAGGACTAAACTAAGTCCATTGCTTTAATGAGGTCTTCAACACTTCGCATCGAAGAATCCTTCGCAAAGGATTGCTTGGCTTTCTGTAAGTCCGATTGAGATACTGTAGCTGGAGCAGCTTTAACTGTAGGTTGCGCTGGGGCGCGTTTAATTGGCGCTGCTGTCTTTTTTGCTGATTGCTTGGATGCCATTACTTCAGCCCCAAGTGCAAATATTCCAGCAAGCCATTCAAAATCTGGCCTACGTTTTAGCTCTGGAAAGTCTTTCAATACCTGTTGCACAACCTGATACTTTTCGCTTTTAGGATCTGTCAAAAATGGCATCTCCTTAACTGCGTTAGCCTTCGCTTGTGCGTAATGCTGAATATATTCAGCACGGGCAGGCAATTCGACTTCCTTTCGCGTGATTGCTAAGTGCTTTATGTTGCGAACTTCAACATCACTAAGCTCATGCTCAGTGCCATCTGATGTCTTTAAAGTTCCACCATCTGGATTGTTTTCGCACCACAAGATCATATCCACTGCATTCTTATGCTCTTTCCTGATTTGTTCAATCGAGGTCAAGCGTTGGACTGCATCGGAAATGTCTACTCTAGGTTCAGGAGCATAAGACTTTGCAGCCTCAAGCTCTTGTTGTAGTTTAGACAACTCAGCTTTCTGCGCTTCCAGTTCAGCTTGAGCGGCCTTCTTCGCAGCAACCAATTTGTTGATGCGCTTCTGGACACCCTTACTTAACGGACTTTCTTCAGCCTCGCTTTCTTCTTCAGCGGGTTGATCGGCTTCTTCTTCAGCTTCCACTTCCGAGTCCACAATTGGCTCTTCAGTCTCCGCCTCAGGTTCAGCCTGCTGCTCCTCTTTGGCTGGAGCCGCCCCTTCCTCGTCAAGGAAATTTGATTTAATGAAATCAGTTAAACTGTCTCCATCAATCGCTCCGAGGTTATTTGCAACGGGGATATTTGCTGCCTCCTGAGTCCCGGCCTCAGGCTGTGAGTTAGTCTTTATCATGCTAATAGGTAGCAAGTCCTTATTTAATCAAACCAGTAACGCTGGTTAGCCCGTTAGTGGCGTTATGCCAAATCTTCGTCAGGAGTCAAGCCATTTAATTGTCTCGCCTCTTGTCTCATACTTATCAAAGACGATATAACGTAGTTAACCGCATCAGCTTGCCCACAAAGATGTATTCTATCTTCTCCCTTGGCGGATTGCGAAATAGCCTGAAGCGTTAGACCTGTTTGCACCTCATTTAAGTGCTTCACAATCTCGCTCCAAAGCAGGTTTTTGCCTGCAAATCCAAATGCTGTCTTTTGATTTTCCGTCATTGTTGAGATACAGGAGTTACACCAATTCGGCCAACTTGAGCGTTTTGTTGCTGCATTACAGACATTTCAAGGCTCTTAACGTAGTTCTCAAAAAGCGCCTTAAAGTTCTCATCCTGCTGGAGTGCCGCCTGTGCTTTCGGGTTGGCTTGCAAGATCTGCTGTGCGTACTGCAACTTGGTTTGTGCGGTAGGATCGTTCTCCTGATACAGCGCCTCGTTGCCAAGCAACATCATGCCGATATCACTTTGGACATCCTTGAACATCTGGCGGCTCGCGTCTTGAGGATTCAAGATAAGTTCTTGTGCCATCTCAGGTGCCACAGCTTGAATCATCATTGCTGTGAGTTTGTTGCGGTTTAGCACGCCACCTGTATCCATCTGTGCAACCTTAGTAAGGAAGTCGATCTTCTGTGCAATGTACTCCTTATCAAGATCCATGATATCGAACTTGACGCTCAGATCAAATTCGTTGTGGATTTCAGACAAGCTCTGAGGCAACTGTCCGCCAGTGATGCGCTGAATTTCTTCAGGACTCATGTACTGGCAGCAAAGCGCAAACATCTGTCGATAGATGCTGCGCCAAGTCAAAAGCCAAGAGTTTACAAGTGCTTGCTGGGTAAGTTGAGTCTTTTGAGGGGCAACAAACGGATTGATCGTGCCAAAGTAAGCTGCGTGACTTGCTTCAACCCGTTTAATCAGCTCAAAAGCCACATTTGGCTCGCGAGCTGGCGGGTCCATGAACGTGTAGTCCGTTGGATTTACAACTGGCAAAGATACACCCGGCCCAACCTTGTTGATTGCTCCAATTCTCTTAACGACCTTGATGGGGGGAAGGGTTGAGAAGGCAGTATGATCTCGGATGGAGTCGTGCTGTGCTTTAATCTCGTCCTGATCTGTGTGAGCAAGTTCAGGGACACCACGGCAATCAGTAATGGCACGACGAATGCACTCGCGACGAAACTCCACAAACGGATACTCTCCGTGAGCGTAATCCAACCTCTCATGAATCGCATATGAGATCCTTTCCTTACGATGATCTACTGCCGCTTGAGGGCAGATGACAGTGTAGTAAATACACGGAGCTTTGCCATCCAAACTCTTGGTATAGCAGTAAACCACCTCGATCATGTTCTGGTAGTTCAGGCCGTTATAGACCAACATCTCTGTACTTGGCAGGATGTTCGTGTTGTACACCGTACTGCTCTTGCCTG